TGATTGCCATCAGTGTCCCATGACTCTTTTTTAGCCTTTTGTGCCGCAGGAGTAGTGCTACGTAATCGTTCTGGCACATCTGCATCTTCTGTGAATGGAGCACCGTGTTTGGTTTCTTTAAGCTGTTTCAGCATAGGTAAGATGATAGGAGTTAGCGTACTATCCATGCTCCATGTATCATAATTATCAATCTTAACATAGTTAATTGGCGGATGGACAAAATCTAAGAAGTCGCGCCATAAGCCCATGACAGGATCTAATACTTTGACCGCACGTTTGACCCAGGGTTCGTCATAGTCAATCTCACGCCACCAACAGATCTTCTCGCAGATCGTGTATGGACTTAGCCAATGATCACGGTACTTGCTTATATATACTTTCATAGATGTGTTCCTGTTGTTGGATCAAATGTTCTTAATCTTACAGTATAATATTTTTTAGCTACGTCTACGATATTTTCTTCAGTTAGTTGTAATGTTTTTCTATCACTGTCCATTAAAAATCCTATCGAAATAATCTCTTTGGCCATGTTATAATCTTGTTGTTCGTATTCTATCATTTCCATTCTTCCCCGTGCTTGAAAAATCTTAAACTATAATCCACATACTCAGCTTCACTTAAATCTGCGTAGAACAGCACTGTTTTGTGCCAGCTGGTAACCTGGTCATCAAAGAAGTAATCTAGCTCGATATCGTTTTCTTCAGCCCAGCGATATTCGTCAGTCTTACTAAAGTGTTCTGCACACTGTAAATAGATCTGACGAGTAGTCAACTCGCTGGCATTCTTAAAATGGATAGCGTGGTTGAACAATCTTACACGATGGGGACGTTCATACCGCCATTGGCTCTTTGATATTTGAAATTCATGATAGGTTTTCATTTTACTATTATAGCAGGTCTGCTATACTTTGTCAACTAGAATATTACGCGATTCCAAGTTTCGTAGGTGCAGTTGTTGCCTGGGCGCACACCGCTGATACGGAAACAGGCAAGATAACGTTCTAGATCGATACGGGTATCAGCAAACCATGCTCCTTTCATACGAGTTAAATAGACACGTTCAACGATTGGTTCGGTAGCATCATACAGTTGCTGACCACCAATAATGAACACATGTTGTTTTGGATTTTGCTTTTGTATTTGTTTGATGTTAGTTACAGCATCACTGGGAATCCAACGCACCAGGTGTTGGTATTCTTTATCCACGTGACGACTGCTGACAACATAGTTAACGCGATTGGGTAATGGTTTGGGCATCTTGGGATCATCCCAGGTATTACGACCCATAACTACAATCTGATTTTCGGTGTGTTCTTTAAACCAAATCATGTCTTGTGTATGTTTGGGCCAGGGCAAGGTACCTCTATTGCCTATTCCGCCTAAGTTGGTTGAAGCTAATATGCTACAAATCATAGGCCTTTCAGTACCTTGTCTGTCTCGGGTTGCACAGCATCTTTGACTTTATCAATATCAACAAAGAAATCAACGTTTTTGATATACTGATCAAGCTCGTTAAACTTTTCGTCTAACATGGCTTCGATCTCAAGAGGATCTTGGCCAGCACCGATCAAGTCTTTGATGTTGATAGTGATGTTAGTACCATCTATTAGCTGTACTGAGATGTGTTCCAGCACACTGATAGGTACTTCACGCTTATCAACACCGTTGACTATGTCTTGCCAACTCTTTCTCTTATTAAGATTGAGTTTCTTTGCTTTGGTATTACGCGGCGGTTTTTTTGGTTGCTCTGACATTCTTAGCCTTTGTTTTTGGTGCTAATGAACTAGCTTCTTCTTTTAATCGTTTAGCTTCTGCTAGTAATGTCTTTGCCTGTAGTTCCATTTTTGTAGCTTGGTCAAGACGTTGGTTAGCTAGATCAGCATCAGTTAATACTCCACTAGTATTTACCGCAGATTCAGCAACTTTTTTAGGTTCGCCTAGTTCACGACCAATATTTTTGCTAGGATCAGCATAACCACGGCCTGCATCAATCTTAGCCATAGCATCGACTGCTTCTTGGCCAGCTTCCATCTTTTTAAGGATGTCATTTAATTCATCAAGACGTACACTTGACTTGGCATTAGGTTTTAAAATAACCTGCTTAGTCTGTACTTTCTTTAAGAACCCGCCTTTGTGCAGTGCGCCTAGAGTATTATTACCATCTGGCATGATGTTACGGAATAATGCATCAGCCAATGATTTAGCAGTTTGACCAGCTGGGCTTTCGATCACTTTCATAACTTCATCGTGTAGCATAGATGGTAGTGAATCACTATAAATTACCAGTGCCATATGATCTTCACCTGGAACTGTGTTGTAAGCTACTACAACTTTCTTTTCGCCATGACGGCCTACGTGTTTAAGCATTTGTATTTTCCTCAGTTTGTGTTGCGCTAGCTGCTGGAGTCAACGCACCAGTGCTTTGTAAAAATGCAACTAATTTCGTATATAGATTACCAACATTAGCTAGTTCATCAGCTTTAAAAGCGCCGCGTGATGAACAAATTTGTATAATCTGTGCTACTAGGATTAAATCCTGTAGATTTAAACTTGGTTGTTGTTCTTGTTGTGGAGCAGCATCTACTGGTGCTTGCTCTACTTGTTTTTCTTTCTTGGCCATTTATAGAATTCTCCTTAGGGGACAATTCTATTTAACAGCTAGATGAGAGGTGGAAAAATTTCTTAGATGGTGTTTATACTTGGCAGTATAAGGCTGAAGTAGCTGGCTTCGCTAGCAAGTTCAAAAGCTACCAATAAGTTACGATCGATAGGCTTGCCACCCGGAGTGCGTGCTACGTCTATGTTGCCTACGTAGAACCGCCCTTCGAGGTTTTCATATAACCAATCAGTGACTTGTTTTTCGGTAACATAAGGCTCAAACATGACCTGCTCAAAATGAGGAGGGCAGTGATGTACCCTTCTCAATTGATGTACGTTTAAGGGATTAACTTCACCGTGTTTAAGCATGTTCTTTGCTTAGTTCATAGTAGGTCGTGATACCAAATGGCGCTTCGATCGTAGTTGAACCGTGGATAACAAACATAGTGTCACAGTAATCTGGCTCACCCCATGATCCAAATGGGTAACCATCTGTGAACATGATAAACTTCTTGGGTTGGATATCGTTAGCACGCATCCATGCCCAGTTTGCTTCAAAGTCGGTACCACCGCCACCCAATGGCTCCCAATCCATGATCTCATCTAAGTTGTCAGCAGTGAATACTTTGGCACCCTCTGGATATACATCTGTGTCAAATGACCATAAGTGTAATCTAAAACTAGTATAACTTTCCATGATACCTTTAACTTCACTAAGGATATCTTTAAGCATGGTATCACTCATACTGCCTGAAGTATCAATGGCTACGCAGATATCGATCTCTTTATCAAAGTCTGACCCTGGCATGATAGCATCCATATCCCAACCTTTACGTGATGCACGTGCCCAAGTATAGTCTGTGCGTAGAGTGCTTTGGATCTGTTGTTGTAGCAGTGCTCGCCAATCCAATTGCGGTGTAGTTAGGTCTTTGATCATACGCCTAACACCACTAGGTAGATTACCTGAACCCGCTGTTTGGGCGGCAGTCATAACAGCTTCTTTGATCTCATCACGGATCTGTTTACGTTCTTCTTCACTTAGTTTAGGGCGACCTTTACCTTCTTTCTTTTCATCACCCTCTTCACCTTCTCCACCCTCGCCCTCACCGTCCAAATGTTCGTCTAGGAGTTGATCCATCAAATCGTCAATGTTAATCTTGTCTGCATTTTTGTATAAGTCATCATAAACTTCTTCAGCCGACCAACCACGATATTTTGGCTCATATAACCCAACTGGAATCTTTTCACCAATGCGTTGATCTAATAGGTCTTGATTAACACAATAGTCATCGGCGATATTCCATAGTTGAGGATCACGCTCACCACGACGACCCATATGGTCATAAACACAATGTAATACTTCATGCCCCATAAGGAATTCCAACTGTTTAGCCGGCATTTTCTTAAGGAATTCACTGTTATAGTAGAACTTACGCCCGTCAGTCGCCGCAGTTGGACACCAATCATCTGCGTTGATTAATTGTAACCTAGTTGCTAGATTACCAAAGAAAGGTGCTTTAAGCAGTAAGGCAATACGAGCTGTTACTAGTTTTTCACGAACTAGGACATCTACATCGGGTTTAGTTTTAACTCCTACATAGTTCTTAGCTTTGGTAGTTGTAGTGCCTTTTGAATTTGCTTTCGCCATTACGCTACCGCCTGAACGATATACTTACCGAAACGTTTATGGAATTCATCAAACGTTTTAAGTTTGTTTGGAACGAATGGTAAGTTATAGACGGTTAATGCAACTCTGGCACCCATGACAGTGAGCTCTGTAGTAAAGTTCTCCATCATAAACTTGAAGAAGTTATCTACTTTCTCATGCCATTGGTCTTGATTAACACTGTCTTTCTTGTTAGTGTTAATGTCTTTAAGTTCATAGCACATAGACACAGTTAAAGAATACATAGCTGAGATTTCTTTGACTTTAAGTTCACGAACTTTACCATCAAGGATGTCTCTTGGGTTAGGCATTTGGCCAGCTATTTTTCTATGTGCCATGAATTTTACTGCGGTACCTTCGCCAACTGTACCTGCTACCAAGTCTGTTTCTACACCGGTAGGTAGGTTATCTTCTAACAGTTCACTGACGAAAGTCCACGAACGAGGTGTTGCGAAAGCACGTGATGCTGTCTTAGGATCAAAGTCAAACAAGTCCTGTTTAGCGAAACTCACGTAACCTACAACGTCTTTATGTATGTTGTTGAGTACTGCCCATTTTTGCCATGAATCAAAATCAACACGCATTTCTAAATGGACGAAACGATTACTTAATGGACTAGGCATCTTGAATGTAACCCCCTTGTCGCCTTCTCTGTTACCTGCCGCCACCATTACAACGTTGTCTGGAAGACGATACTTACCAACACGACGGTTAAGGATCAACTGATAAGCCGCGGCCTGTACACTTGGAGCGGCACTATTCATCTCATCAAAGAATAACACGATAACTGGATACTGACTAGCAAGTTCTTCACTTGGTAAGTCAATTGGCGGAGCCCAATCCATTAGGCCATTGTCTTTATTATAAAAAGGAATACCACGGATATCTGTTGGGTCCATTTGTCCTAGGCGTAGGTCGATCATGTAGCCACCCATTTCGTTGGTGATGCTTTCTACTAGTTCTGACTTACCGATGCCTGGAGGACCCCAAAGGAAAACTGGACGTTTTTTGTTAAAACATTGAACTAATGCTACGCGAGCTTCGTCACTGGTAACGGTGCGATTTTCTGTAACTGCCATTTTAAATCCTTTCTATTTTTAACTGTGTAGAACTATTATAGCACCAAAATGATCATTTGTCAAGTTGATTTTAATGTAAATAATCCGTTGATGGAATGTAGGCAATCTTTCCTGCTTCCATACGGGTCTTCATAAGATCGGCCATGGCAAAGATACCTTCTACTACCTGTGTAGCCTCAGCACGATCTACGTCGTTGGCATCCTCGCCCCAGATAGCATCAATGATTTCTTGTTCTTGTGGTGTCATAGGTATAAAGGTCCTGTCCATTGAATAGTATACCCACCGTCTAGGATGTTACCACGGGCTTGATTCATTGCTGGTGCATTCCAACCTGCGGCTTTTAAGATGTCACCTTTACGGAACTTACCACCATCTTCTTTGACGATGAACCCCCATACGCTGGTACCCTGGATGACCTTGATATACTTCTTACCTTCTGTGTAACGGATACGAGCATTGAACTCATCAATCATCTCTTGGCGAGGTGATGTTAAATTTGTGCTCCAACGACCGTAGTCGGCTTTGATAGCATCCAACAGTTGATTTAATTGTTCTAACATTATGCAGTCTCCTTCATTACCTTACGACGTGATGGATCCATAACATCAAACATTATGGCCTTGGCACAGTTGATATATTGACGTGCTTGGTTAGCAACGTCTGGACTTACCCAACCATCAGCATTAAACTCAGGGTCTAAAACCTGTTGCGCATCACTTAACATACCTGCGGCAAACATTAGTTCTTGTCCTGGAAAAGCCTGCGTTTTTACCATGCGGGTTAATTCTGCTTTTGTCATACCGTAGGCTTGTATTTCCCACTGTAAATCTGTTGTTTTCGTTGTCATATTTTGCTCCGTTTTCTTATTGTATGTAAACATTATACAGCCAATTTACCAAAAAGTCAACCAAAATCAGTGAAAAATAGCCAAAAAAAATGCACTTTTTCAGTGCATTTTAGGGCTTTTTAATCCAGTCTTTATCCCACATATCTGCATGAGGATCTGAAGTTTTATCCAGCTCAGCAAACTTCTTTTCTATACGCAAACGGATAGCCCGGTTTCGTTCCCATTCTCGAGTCACTATAGCCGCCTGGACTTTAGTGAGATCCTTGGCGGGTTCTGGTGCTTCTGCCTGTGCCATTGTAAACCATTCAAACATAAAACTAGTATAGCATCAACTGGCTAGATTGTCAAGATATTGCTGTAAATTTGATCCATGTAAGGCCAGCATGATGCTATCCTGTTCACTGAACACATAAATGGATTTTGGACCAGATATGTAGTATGGGCTAGTAAAATGTTTTTCTAATTGGATATAACTGCGATTAACCAATTCCGTAGGCAGTTTAAAGTGCCAGTTTTTGATTTCTTTGTTTTTGTTTAACATATTAAACGCTGGCCTTGTTAAACGTAGGCTGTCTGGGTTTACTGGATTATGCCACCAACTAGCAGGATTATCGTATCGTTGATAACGTAGGCCAAGTTTGGGATCTGATGTGAATGGATTTAGTGCGTGTTCTTGGAACCGAGCCTGCCATACATTTTGCAATGAGTCAGCAGTGCGTGCCATATATTAAGCAAATACTGGAGTTCCGGCACTTAGTAATACTACAGTGAATTTATCTGATTTGAACAAGGTGTTTAACTTTTTAGCTAGATTGTGTGCATGTCCCGGATTACTAAACGATACTTTTTTGTATTTAGGTCCAGGATAGGCTACAAGGATATTCTGTGTTTTTAGATTAATAGGTTGGTTATCATAGAACACTGCCCAGATACCCTCACTGCTTAATATCTGATCACTCTTATATGTTGTCTTGTTTACATGCTCTAATAATACATTTGGTTTTGGTCGACTCACTAGACGATCCTCCTTACGTATTATTTATGCCATTAACTACATATATAATTAGAAATTTCCGCCATCAAATTCAACTGATACTACTGCTTCTGCGGCTCGTTTAGTTTCTGTCAGATCATTAATCTTTGTTAGTAATTCAAAAATCTCACTGTGGATATTTCGTGCTTCTAATGCTGAAAGATTTAGCTCTTTAGCATTGGTTTGATTCATTACTTTAACACGATCGTTAAATTTCTTCAGATGCAGGCTTAACTGTTGTTCCATGTAGGGCTCCATTAGCAATACGTAAATGTTCTTGCATTTCTTCTGCTGATTCATATGGACCAGCATAAGCATAACGATTAAGTGTGATTAATTTAGGGCAGTATGATTTGACCCAGCCGTTGTTAAATTTAACAATATAATATCCGGCACAAAAGAAACTTTTGCTTTTAGTGCCTTTGGTAAAGATAGGTAACTTGTGCCTTACGTCCCATAAAATATTATTAGCTTTGTATTCACAAGGATAACCATAGACATTGTTGCTTTCTGTGATGATTTTACGCGGCGGCGCTTTATCTACAACAATATTGTACTTGTCACTGAGCATTTTTAGACTAGGGAATTGTTCGCGAGTCTGATCATGCTGATAAACAACACCTTGTGGGTTCGTCATGATAGTACCAATTTTATTCTGCCGATCATCTTCAACGATCCAACATTTATTTTTAACTACTGCTTTAGCTAAGAGTGACATAACTGATAATTCCTACGTAAGTTAAATAGTGCAGAGCTTGATCCGCGCCAAGCCAAACCCAGAACATACGATCTGCTGTTGTAAGTCCCTTATTCAATTGTTGTTTAATAAAATCTACGTGATAATGCACAGCAAAGTCCACAAAAGAAAGTGCAATAATTGTATTTACATTAGGGCAAAAGAATACAAGTATTAAGAAAGTAAAACTAGCATGGACTATGGCATGATGAACGCCACCAGTAGCACCATAGATACCTTTTTCCTTGAGCATGTAATCATATTGCATCAAGAAGTCAGCGATGAAGTGCTTAATGCCAAATAAGGCTAGTAAGATGAATACTACGGCTGTCATTTGTAAAATACGCTACGGCTCTTAGGAGTTTCCCACCAGTCAATGTGATCAACAGTTACGTTCAATGGTTTCATTTTAATATCTACTAGTTCTGCCATCCAACTAGATAAGTTTTCACTTGTAGGAACAAAGTCCACGATCATGAATCCTTCATAGTATTCATACTCTGGTGTATTAGGATCTAAACCTGTTAAGTCTAAATGCCAACCTGCTACGTGTTCTGTGTTTGGAATCAATACCGGAACCAATTCACGATCGCCAACGATTTGATTATACAACGGATCATTCTTGTCTAATACAAACTGATGATCGATATATTCATTGATCCATTTCTTCAACCATTCTAAGTGACGGAAGTCTGTTACCATACCTGTTGGATCTAATTCGCCGGTTGGGCTACGTAGATAAACCTGTAGTTTACCTTCATGTCCATGCAAATGACGACAAGCGCACTTCAAGTCTGCCGCATATTCACCATTTAGTTTCTGTGTCCAGACTCTGTGTCCATAACAGAATTCAAACGTTTTATCAATTATATGTGCCATCTATTTCTTTTCCTCAACGTAATGTTTACTCCAGTCATACTGTGTTTCCTGATGTCTTTTACTCTGATAATGGCTAGGACCATCATAATAGTCTAGACCAAAATGACGACGTATGTTCTTTTGATCACCTTGGCTACCACAGATATCAGCACAACGTTCACCAACCAGACGATAGAAATGTTCAAGATTATCTGTTACGGATAATCCTGCTTGTTCTGCTAATCGTTCTAATTCTTTAGTCATACTATATTATATTTAGGTTTTTGATTAAAGTCAAATGTTTTTTGCACTGTCCAAAATACTTTCTAGCTTGGCCTGGCGCTCTAAGAGCTTAAAGAATAGTGCCAGGGTATTGGCCGCATCCACGTCTGCCCTGTGCGCTTTGCCTCGGAACTGTAGCTTAAAGTAGCCCATAGCTGACGCTAATCCACCACTAGGCGCTTTACCACGTGTAAGCATCAAGTATGTATACCAGGTCTTAACATCGATCCAACGACGGCCAAAATGCGGGAAATCTGCATGATTTTTGCAGAATTCTGCCAATAATTCCACACTATCACCACCACCCCAAGTCACTGGGTTGACAAAGACCTTATGCTCACGTATCAGCTCACCAAGCTCACGGGCAACATGCTCATGACTATATGCTTCTGCACGTATGTCCGCATCGGTTATACCTGTTAGATCATTGATAAACTCACTGATAGGCTCCTGTGGATCTATATACCATTTACGTACAACATAGTCTTCAAAACGTGTGTTCTTATCACCTATGGCTACACCGACCTGTATGATCTTACCGCTAGGTTGATTTAATTCTAAATCTAATGCTAGGAACTTGCCATCTGCTATCATGCATAATCTTTCTGCGGGTAGCTAGCCATCATCCATTCGGACATGTTGCTAGCATTCTCACTCAATTTAATTAAATCATATTTGCCGCAAAATTTAAGAAACTGTGCACCTATCATGGGCATATTCTTGGGGGCCTGTGCGGCCGCAATAGTCTCTGCCATCTTAATTTTTATCGCATCTGGTTGTGCTGTTAGATCAACTAGAATACGATTACGTTCATAGTCATCTAACACACGATGCTCTACACCATTGTGATCAACCCAACGTTGTAACATCATGTTGTTCCAATTATAACCTTTCTTATCTTTATCACCGTAGGCTTCTTCTAAGCCAACTTTATTTTTACTGCCTTTGGTGCGCACGCCTGGAAATGCAGAAAATACATTGTCTGTAGGATCACCACGCATACACTTTTCAAAAAGTATAAACTGTGGATCGGGGATCTTCTTAGGCTCTTTAGTTTTTTTATCAATGACTGGTTTGCCTTTCTTATCAAAGATACCCTTTAAGGTATGGAGCTCATCGCTGATACCATTGTATTGATTAACGTTGTCTGCCAGGAGTTGATAGAAGTCTGTATCACTGCTAACAATAGTATGATGATCACCGGGATGAGCTTGTATGAATCCTGCGATAAGATCATCAGCTTCTAATTCATTATGTTGAAGGACACTACAGTTAGTCTTTTCTGCAACAAATGTTTTTAAGTTGTCAAAGGTTTCCCAGAACAAGCGATCTTCTTCAGCTTCACTTTCAGTAAGCGCCGCACGTGCTACGCTACGATTTTTCTTATAGGGTTCATAGAAGTCTTTGCGCCAGCTACGCCCTTCTAAACAGAATATAACATGATCAGCCTTTTGATCACGCCAACTTTTATTGATTGATGCTAGGGTTACATGGATAGCAAAACCCAGCTTGTCCCAAGTATCACTTTGGCGATGTGCTGAATGTCTTGCTCTAAAGAATGTGTTTGCGGTGTCAACAAGTAAGTATCTCATTTAACCATTATACTTTCTATTTTGATTTTTGTCAACTAATTTCCGTTCTACCATCACCTAAATCACGGCGGTTACTAGCACGGATTTCTGGATCAGCTTGCTCTTGCTCAAAGTTTTCTTGGATAACATTGCGACATACAGATTTGAACCAATTGTCTACTATATCTTGATCTGTTTTACCTTGATAACCAGCACGGATTAAATTGGACAAAAATTTATCATTCCAATCTAATTCAAAAGCACCATTACCTGGATTATCTTTATCAATATCCATGCTGATGACTTCTACCCAAGGTTCACCAGCTTCGGTGGCTAATTCTTTGGGAGTCTTTTTGGTTTTTTGTTCTTTGATAGCCGGTAGTTCGGGAGTGGTACCAAATAAATCTTTGATTAGTTTTTTTATCATATTAATCCTTGAATAAATCTAACTCTTCCCAAGGTAAGTTTGCTTTACCAAAGTGTCCATAGTTAGTTGTTTCACTGTAGATAGGACGGAACAACTCAAATCTATTTATGACACCGGCTGGCGTCAGATCAACATTTTCACGTATCCACGCAGTAATTATATTGTCAAATTTGATACCCTTGTCTGTTTTAACAAACAAGCTGGTAGGTTCTTTAATACCGATTGCATAACTGATCTGAACAGTTGCTTTATGTGCGCCTTTAGCGGCTACGATATTCTTGGCTAAGTATCTAGCCATATAAGCCGCACTACGGTCTACTTTCGTAGGATCTTTACCGCTGAATGCACCCCCACCGTGAGGGCTATACCCGCCGTAAGTATCAACAATAATCTTACGTCCGGTGAGACCGGTGTCTCCATCTGGGCCACCAATAACGAAACGCCCAGTAGGATTGATAAGAAACTCAGTGTTGGCATCGATTAATTCTCCTGGTAATACTGTTAAAATAATTGCTTTTACGTGCTCTCTAACCGTGTCGATATCCATATCAGCTGAGTGTTGTGTTGAACATACTACCTTAGCAATACGACGTACACTACCATCATCATTGTATTCCATAG